AGGAACTAACCAAGCGCCTTGAAGCAGACATGAAGTCGGACTCCTGGTTGTCGAAGAACATCCGGCCCATGACCTTGATCTTTATCCTGCTGATCTACACCATCTTCGGGTTCATGTCGGCCTGGGACCTGGAGGTGAACGGACCTTATGTCGAACTGCTCGGCCAGTGGGGGATGCTGATCATGTCCTTCTACTTTGGTGGCCGCACCATTGAAAAGATTATGAACATGAAGGACAAGAAATGAACCTCTCACCTAACTTCACGCTGGCAGAGATGACCAAGTCGGAGACTGCCCTGCGCCACGACATGGATAACACGCCTGGGGAGAAAGAGATTGGCAACCTTAAGTTACTTTGTGAGAAAGTTCTCCAGCCCATCCGGGACCACTACGGTAAGGGTGTTAAGGTCAACTCCGGATTCAGACACCCAGAGGTCAATGCCAAGGTTGGTGGGTCAAAGACCAGCGACCACTGCCTGGGCCAGGCTGCTGACATCGAGATACCCGGAGTCGCCAACGCCGAGTTGGCCGAGTGGATTCGGGACAACCTGGAGTTCAGGCAACTGATCCTAGAGTTCTACACTCCGGGCGTGCCCGACTCCGGTTGGGTCCATGTCTCCTACGTGGCAGAAGACAACAAGAAGCAGGTAATGACGGCCACCAAGAAGGATGGCAAGACCGTCTACCTGCCTGGCCTAGTAGCCTAGAAGTTAAACCGGGGGGCACAGGTGACGTCCACCACGACGTCTGCTGTGTACTCCCCAATCTTCCGCTTGCCGTGGATTACAACGGCACGCAGGCCGCTGCTCTCACACTCTTTGACTGCGATGATCACCTCATTGCGAGACATGGCCGGTATCTTCTTGTCGATCACCAGGTCCTGCTGAGTGGTCTTTGGTGGTTCGACCTGGGGCAGATCATTGCTGGCACAACCGACCAGCGTGAGGGCTGCTAGAAGGGCTGCTGTGCGGTTCATTGCTCACCTCCATTGAACATGGCCATGACAGTCTTGGAGAGTTCCAAGCGCTCTTCTGTGGGCATCCGATCCAGCACCCCGATGTTGGCATTCCGAAGCGCTGTCATCTTCTCTCGGCGGGTCTCCATGCTGGCCTTGCCTGCGCTGGCCACTCGGTTTGCCATCTCGATGTAGGCCTCCTTCCAGGCCTCCATGCTGGGCAGTATCTGCTCGGGCTTGCCGGGAACATTGAAGGCCAGGCCGTGGGCGACTTCCACCACCTCGATGCCTGCCTCCTCAAACTGCTGCCGGATGGCATCCACGTCGAGCGCCTCTTCCTGGGCCTGCTGGTTGGCCTCCTCGACCTCTGCGTACTCACGCTGGGGGTCATCCTCCACGGGCACTGGCTCGGGCGGTGCAATGGCCTCCAGCGGGTTGCGTGGCTTGGGTGGTGTGATGTCCTTGGCCGGCCGTGTCTCATCCGGGAAATCCTGCGCCTCCTCGGACGTAATCAATCCCTTCAAGACATCCGGGAAGGCGTCCCGCAGGGCGAAGCCGCGGGCACGCATCTGGAGCATCCGCTTGGGATACGCCTGCCAGGGTCCGACCTTGCCCCAGAGGCCTGCACGTTTGGCATCCTCGACTGAGAACTTGGCCACGACTGGCGTGCGGCCACGGCGCCTGGCGATGCAGACGGCCACCGGGTTGCTGGTGCCCTCGCCCTCGATGGTCTCCTCGATTCCTTCGCATACCGGGCTGGCCTGGACCAGGGCCATGGCTGCATCCCCGTACACGCTGGGCTTGCCATTGATGACCGAGATATTCTGCAGGGCCTGGAGCGGCTGCAGGCCAATCTCATAGCCCCACTGTACGGCGACCAGGACATCCTCGGGTTTGCCCTGATACTGGCGGGGCACCATGGCCGACTTGGCCAACATCTCGCTGAACTGCATGGCCTCGGTGAGGGTGGTGGGGGCGAACCCCTGGGTGCTAACTAAGTTGCTCATCTTCAATCTCCTTGTTGTTGTACGGTCTAGCCAATAGCAATCCAACGGACCAGATTGCGCCTTGCATGAGCAGAGACTGCTCACTGTGAATCAACCCACCGGGGCCAACGAACAGGCCCTGCTGGGTGTAGTGTGGCAGGTAGGTAATACCCCGCAGCACCATAACTGGCTGCTTAAATTTTTCAGCCATCGAACCACGCCAACCCAATCCCTGCCACTTCATTTGGTGCGCTCCTTGATGGTGAGGGTGGACTGCCGGACAGACGAGGCCTCCTTGGCAGGCACGATGCGCTCGGGCTGGGCCTTGTAGTGGCGCATTGGCCAGCGCACTTCCCAGTCCCCGCAGCGCCCCACGGTTGCATCCCGGAGCATATTCTTGAGGTTGGTCTCGGCACGCTCGGCCTGCTCCTCCATTCGCCTGATCTCGGACTTGGCGAATGTGATCTGGCCAATCAGTTGCCTGGCAATGTCATCGTCGAGGGTGACCACCTTCTCCTCGGCCTGGCCCCAGGTCCGGTTGGCATCCTTGGAATCCTTGGGCGGGTAGTAGTCGATGGTGCCATCGACGAGGTACTGATCAATCCTGCGCTGGAAATCGACCACGGCCTTACCGATCTCATGGCAGGTGGCCGGGTGCCGCTTGAACAGGAAGATACGCAACCGGCTGCCACGGAAAAGGGTGCAGACTGCGCCCCACTCGGCCCCGATGGTGTCCATCTGCGCCTGCAGTTGGATCGGACCCTGGTACAGCGGTGGGCTGTCGGTCGGCTCGATGGCCGTGGTCTTGGCCTCCATTACGCCCACCCCATTGAGCGCTATTTCATCCCCGTCCATAACGAAGATGCCTGCGTCCGGGTTGTGCTTAATTACCAGGCCGTTGCCGTCTGCTGTGCCATCCAGGCTGCAGGCCAACTTTATGAGCGGGTGGAAGTAGGCCTCGGGGTGGTCGAGGTTGAGGTTATCCAAACCCAGGCGAAGGGCTGCCTGCTCCAGGATGGTGGTCTCTAGCAGGTTGCCCCAGTCGGCTGGCTCAGCATCTTGCAGTTCCGGGCGGGGCACGCCCTTGTGGGCGTCGATGGCACGCATCAGGCAATCGTTTTGTGACTGCCATGGGCTGTGCCCCATGATGGCTGGCACGATGCTGCCAGATGCCATGTTATCGGGGGTGACTTTACCTACCATGTTGCTTCTCCTTTGCGAGTGTGTACTGGGCGAATGTCTTGTCGTTCTGGCTGATCTTCTTGCTGGTGATGATGTGCCCGGCCCTGCGCAGGTCTAGGACCCTTGCTGCCAGGCGCAGGCACCCACAACCCTGAAGTGCATCGAGCGGGGTCAGGGGACCCCTTCTGAGGGCCTCTAGGACCCATTCGTTCTGGCTCATGGTCATGCCCCCAGCAGGAAGAACACGGCAAGCATGGCGACGATCATCACAGCGAACCCGGCGGCCTCGGCCAGCGGGTACCACCAGGGTTTGTAGAACAACAGGCGGTCATTCTCTTCGAACTCGGGCTTCTTCATGCGGCGACTCCTTGTAGTAACCGGCTGACCTGGGCGGGATGCCAGGTGGTCGAGCCGGTGGTGGTTTTGATGCCCCGCTCAGACAGCCCACGGGCAATCTGACGGGTGCTTGTCATGCCCATGGCCTTGAGGTCACGGACGATGATGAGGGCCTGCGGGTCGGTCTTGGACTGTGCTGCCAATTGGGCTGCACGGGCCTGGCCGCCTGCACGGGGATTGGGTGAACCAAGTTTCTGGCCACGGGCCTTGGCTGCTGCGAGGGCTGCCTTGGTGCGCTGGCTGATCTTCTCTGCCTCTTCTTCGTTGATGCAGGCCTCAATGTGCAGGCGAAACTTGTCTGCGTGAGGGTTGTCTGCGATCACAAAGGGCACGCCAGACTCGATGAGGGTGGCGATGAAGAGGACTTTACGGGCCAGGCGGTCCTGCTTGGCCACCACCAGGGTGGCGCCAGTCTGCTTGGCGAGTTCCATGGCACTGGCCAGGACAGGTCTGGCGCTGTTGCGGCCAGACTCAATCTCGGTCATCTCGGCAATGACTGGGCGGCCAGCAGCGAAGTTCTGCACCAAGGCCTTCTGGGCTTCCAGCCCGAGGCCGGAGCGTTCCTGTTTATTGGTGCTGACTCGGTAGTAGGCAATGAACATGGCTCAGACCCCCAGAGCAGCGGCAACAATGGCACGCATTTCTGCGGATTTGTAACCATTGAGTGCATCTTCACGGGACCAGAACACCCGGCCAACGCCACGCCAGGCTTTATGCATGGCATTGATGCAGCAAACATCGATTGCGCTGGTGCGCTTGCTAATCCAAATTTCTGCTGACTTGTTTCCGCAAGTGGCTGCAAATGCGATGCCGTCTTCGGTTTCGATATGGTTGGTAACTAGAACTTGCATTTTCAATCTCCTTAGTTGGTAGTTGAACGACAGATATCGCCTGCCGTTGATCGAACATTGAGGCAATGCGATATCGCTGTCAAGCAGAGAATGCAATAACCCTGCAAATTACTTGGGCTTTACCGGGTTGCAGCCTGTGGATAACTCCTGATATCTTCCCGATATCGAAGAGAGAGGAGGTGCTACATGATTCAGAAACAGAAGTTGCAACCGTTTTTGGTGCGGCTCAAGCCGTCAACCAGGGCGCTGCTTGACCGGGCGGCAGATGAGCAGGGTAGGAGCAGGTCCAACCTGGTGGATGAGGCCATCAGGACGGTGCTCAGTGGCCGTTATGCGGATGTTGAGCAGCGGCTGAAGACGATGTTGGATCGGCAGGGCAATGCATGACTGGGCGCATGGCCAGGAACAAGGGGGCGGCCGGTGAGAGGGAGTTGGCCACCATTCTGAGTGATCAACTGGGGTTGGCCATCAAGAGGAAGTTGGGCCAGGCCCGAGACGGTGGAGACGATATCCAGGTGGGAAAGTACAGGATCGAGGTCAAGCGCAGGGAGCGGCTGCAGGTGGAGGACTGGTGCAAGCAGATTGAGAAGGCCTGTGAGCCGGGTGAGATACCGGTGGTGGTGTTCAGGCGTAATGGCCAGCCCTGGAGGGCTGTGGTGCCCTTGGAGGTGCTGACCAGGCTGCTCAGAGAGGACATCGATGGCTGAGACGTATCAGAAGGCCAGGGCGGCAGAGCAGAGCATCACTGGGAAGCGCTGGTGCAGTCATTGCCAATCGACCAGGGCGGTGGAGGGTGGCCAGTGGAAGGTGAGCAGCAACGGTCTGCACAAGCGGTGGCGCTGCCAGGAGTGCAGCCAGAGGGCGAAGGAGAGGGAGAGTGCAGGAGCAGGCAAGTGAAGACAAGAGACTCAGGTGCTATGCGTGCGGGGAGGTCCATGAGAACTCCCGCCTTGTTACCACGATTGATGGACGCAGTATGGGCAATTATCAGCAGAGCTGGTTTCTCTACAACGAAGCGGTCTGGGTCCTCAAAACCTATCGTTCCAAGCGTACCCGGACAGCCTACCTGGACTCCGTCGAAGCCAA